AAGACTTATACTATAACCGTTGAAGTTAGTGGTGGTAATTGTAGAGTGTATTTTGGGACTTCCGCAACTACTCTTCATCTTTTAACGGATGGGTTAAATACAATAACGGCAGTTGCTGAAGGCACTAAATTAACATTCAGAGCATACACAACTCCCACAACAATTTCTAACGTATCTGTCAAAGAAGAAGGTGAAGATTGGACACAAGGCATAGGATGGACGATTGGAGACAGCAAAGCAACAAGCACCCAAGCATTAGGAAGTGAGGAAGTAACGAACGGAGACTTTAGTGCTGCGGGTATCAACCTTGTAGACAATCCAAATTTTACGGATACAGGAAGTGAGTTAGTTACTAATGGAGATTTTGCTACAGATAGTGATTGGACTTTTAGTAATATAGGTGGAAGTAATGGTTGGAGAATAGCTGATGGTAGAGCGATATGTGATACAAGTGCTGCTACTAAAAATAGAAACCTTACATCAAGTCTTAGTTTAGATGGTAGCAAAGATTACAAATTAACTATAGATATTTTACAGTCTGCTGATAACATAACCGTTTATGTAGGTGGTACAGCGTTATCTCCAAAATTACCAACTGGCGAAAACTTAGGATATGAATATTATATATCTTCGTCAGACCATAGTGGAGGCGCACTTATGTTTTACGCTGGAAGTAGCGATTTACAAGAAATAGACAACGTATCCGTTAAAGAACTCGGTGCGGATTGGACTGTTTTAAATGCAGACGCTACTCACTACGTTGAATTTATAGAAACGGGAGCGAGATTTGTTTTTGCAACTACTTCCCCCGCTGTATATTTAAATCAGCCAACTACATTACTCGCAAATAAATCTTATAAATTAACGGTAGATTTAACTCGTGTTAGTGGTGGGGTAAAACTTGAGGGAGGAGGGATAACTGAGATTTTTAATGCCACCACTTCAGGAACGAATAACACGAGGTATATTACACCAACATCTAATATTTACCTTCAATTTCTTCGTTCAAGTTCAAATGTAGATTTAACTTTCCACAGCGTCTCAGTCCAAGAACTCGGAGAGGGGTGGACACTTACTGCCGCAACAATAGGAGAAGATGAGGCAACTATTGTAAGTCCTGACGGTAGCTATGCAGGAATATCACAATCTAATGTAACTATCTCAGGAAAAACATATAAATATAGTTTAGAGATAAAATCTATAAGTGGTAATTTGGGTTTAGTTATTGGGGGAGTTTCAGATATTTTTTCAACTGTTGGAACAAAAACAGGTTACGTCACAGCAGCAGGGACTTATCTGGAAATTAAAAGAGGCGGAGGGGTTCTTAATGCTACTATCACAAACATCTCAGTCAAAGAGATAGCGACATCATACCTAACACAAGGCGTTTCCCTTTCCGCTAAAACGTGGAAGATAATATACAGCGTATCGGATTACATAGCGGGTTCGGTAAGTGCTACGGATTATGGTGTGGTGACTACGGCAAACGCAGTCGGGATAACTGAGTACGTACAAATCGGGGCAGTTTCTGATTTTCGCATGGTAAATATAGACGGATACTTTGAAGGGGCGGTAACGGGTATCTCTGCGGAACTTGTAGATCCGAACGGATATTGGACACTTAATGGTTGGGTATTTGGAGAAGATAAAGCTTCTAATGATGGAGTCAATACGGGAAATTTAAACCAAGATGTTGGTTTACAACAAGATAAATCATATTTAATTAAAGGGACAATATCTAACTATAATAGTGGGACATTGCAAGTAAGACTTGGTTTAGGTGCTACTATTGATGTGGGAAGTTCAGATGGTACATTTAGTATCTATTTAAAAAGCACAAGCACAAATAGTGTATTAAGATTTTATCCAAAAGTAGGCAGTCTATTTAATGGTTCTGTAACAAACATCTCAGTTGAACAAGTTGACCCGAACGATTACTGGACATTAGGAACGGGTTGGTCGATAGGTACGGATAAAGCTATTTCTACCGTTACGGGTTCAAATTCAGACATAACGCAAAGCATACTTACCGCAGGGAAAACATACCGCACGGTTTACGAAATCGTTGACTATGATGCGGGAACGGCTCAAGCCGTAGTAACAGGTTCTGCGGGTGCGGATGCCGTAGCTATAGAAACATACACCGAAGACTTAACTACAACGGGAACGGATTTCTCTATACGTAGTAAACTTGGAACTTTTGATGGGGCGGTTTCTTCGGTATCAGCAAAACTTTTAGGGTCATACGAAGACCAAAGTATTTACGTTACCGCCGCAGACGTTCAAACTCTTCCACAAGCGAGTGTGTATTACTTGGTAGAATTAACTTCTATGGCTTCGAAGAATAGCATATATTTCATTCCATCTTCGGTAGTACCCAATAATGGACGTTATACTAAATTGAATTTTACGGTAGTAAGTAAAGATGCACTCACACAACCAACGGTAGGAATAATATCTTTCTACGATTCGGCGGGTGGGTTTGATACCTACCCTATGGGTTTTTATGAGTTTAAAATATACGAGCAAACATCCTCCACAAACTTAGACCCGTTGTTAGCTACTGGACTTTTAGAGAAGGGGTTTGCCTTCGTTCGTGATTTTAGTGGTAATATGCAAGAACTTACTGACGGGTTTAAAGAATATAACCCTACGCTTACTCAATACGTTTACTCAAAATGAAGAAACAAAACTTTTCCGTATTAAATTACGGCTCAACCGAGATACCGTTATTTGCTGAAAAGCAAGGACAAGAATGGGTTGATTATGGCATAGATAATTTATACGGTGATTACTTACGGGATCTATTCCTTTCATCCAGTACTCACGGGGCAATCGTAAACGGGGTTGCCGATATGATTTACGGAGGCGGTTTAGACGCTACCGATAGGGAAGATAACGACCAAAAGAAAGAACAATGGATACGCCTTCAAGAACTGCTTAACAATAGCGATGATGGACTACTTCAAAAGATAGCTTTCGACATCAAGTTGTACGGTATGGTTTACTTGAATGTTATTTGGAATCGGGCAAGAACTCGCATAGGTGCAATAAAGCACTTACCCGTTCACACGATGCGTAGCGGTGTCGCTGATTCTGATGGGTACGTAAGCCATTATTATTACAAATACGACTGGAAGGATAGCAGAGAGTTAGAACGTCCCTTAAACGCCTTCTCTATGGATGACAGAACGGAGGCTTCTACATGCTATCAAATCAAACGTTACTCAGTCGCACAACATTACTACGCTGTACCTGATTATGTAGGGGGAACAAATTACATTGAATTGGATCGTGAGGTATCTACTTTCCATTTGAACAATATCCGCAGGGGATTCTTTCCTTCTATGTTATTGTCGTTTAAAAATGGAGTGCCAACGGAACAAGAAAGGGTAAACATAGAACGTAAAGTAATAGAGAAATTTACGGGAGCAGATAATGCAGGGCGTATCTTAATTACGTTTAATGACGGTGATGATACTGCACCTGAGTTTACACCTATCGACACTAACGGGGCAGACACTATGTATGAGTTCCTTTCTAAAACGGTAAGCGAAAAGATACTTACTTCACATCGTGTCGTTAGTCCTTTAATGTTTGGTGTAAGGTCTGAGGGTGGAGGTTTTGGGAATAACGCAGACGAGTTACGCGATTCATACAGCCTATTTAACAACACGGTCATAGCACCCTTCCAAGATATTCTATTAAAGGCTTTAGGGGGCTTGTTTGCTATTAACGACATTGAGTTAGATATTTACTTTATTACGGCAAAACCTGCCGACTTCTTAGACTTGGACGTTATAGAAACTTTAGACGAAGGCGAACAAGAAAAAGAGGGGATAGAAAACCCACAAGAAGAAGGTGAAGTAGTAGTAGATGAACCAATAGAAGAAGGGATGCCAGTAATATCAGCCGATAACGAAGCGTCTTACAATGGCGCACAAATTTCTTCCGCACTGGATATTATCGTTAAAGTAGGTGAAGGTTTATTAACCCCTGAACAAGCGATAGTGTTCCTTATTCAGATGTTACAATTCGAACCATCGGTAGCGGAAGCGTTATTTACTGAGGGGCAAGATGCTATCGAGAAAGTCGAAGCGTCAAAGTTTTCTAAGCTACCGAAAAAGATTCAATTAAAGGTAGCAAAAGAGTTGATAGAATTAGGGGAAGAAGAAAAGGATTTACTTAGTGATTATGCTCTAATAGATTCAAGGAAAGTAGATTACGATGAAGAAGAAAAGTTAGATGCTATGTGGACTTTTGCAACCGTTCCCAGTTCACAACCAACATCAAAAAGCGACAACCCAAAACACGGTCAAGATACCGAATTAATAAAGGTGCGTTATGTTTATAAGCAAGGTAACTTTAAAAACATCGGGAAGTCAAGGGAGTTTTGCGATAAGATGATGGCAGCAGGTAAGGTCTATCGAAAAGAAGACATTATGTTTGCAGGGGATAGGGCGGTGAATCCAGGTTGGGGGGAATACGGTGCTAACAAATACTCTATATGGCTTTTCAAAGGTGGTGCATTGTGCCGTCATTGGTGGGAACGTCAAACATATTTGAAGAAGAACAATAAAAGAATAACCGTAAACGAAGCTAAAAGGATTATCCGAACTAATAGCGGAACGGATTTAGAAATTAACGACACAAGGGTAGCACAAGCACCAAGAACGTGGAAAGATAAGGGATTCGTAAACCCTAAATTAATAGAAGAATACAAATGAGCCAAGCACTTTTCGTTTCAGCAAATAGATTAAAACGTGATACCGCAATAGGTGGTAGCGTAGATGATGATTTAATACGCCCGTATGTTTATATGGCGCAGCAACGTTGGATACTTCCCGTATTGGGAACAAAGTTGTACGATAAAATTTCTGCCGACATAGATGCAGGAACGGTAACGGGGGATTATGAAACACTCTTAAACGACTACATAATACCTTCTACGGTTCAGTATTCCTTCGTTCAGTTAGTGCCTTTCCTACGTCTTAGATTCGTTAATAATGCGGTAGTAGTTATGAACTCAGAACAAAGCTCTGCTGCTACCTATGACGATTTAAAACCGTTAATGGATCAAGCGTTAGATATGGCTACTTTCTACCGTGAAAGGTTGATAGATTACATCTGCAATAACTCAACTTTGTTTCCTGAATATAACACGAATACGGGTGCAGACCTTTCACCTACACAAAACAACTATACGCAGGGTATGAATTTAGACTATGGAGGTTTAGATTTACGATACGAAGCGTTCTTAACGGGTGCAGGAATTAGATGGTAAATAGAAAACGATATGCTCCGAGTTTACAAAACGAAGAGAAATTAAAAAACTTTATTAGCAAACAAGAAAACAACCGAACGAATCTTTACCGCAAGGGGTGTCCAAATAACTGCGGATGCGGTGGGTGCAAGAAAGACGGAACTTAGAATAGTAAAATGGAAAACGGAAAACTTTGGAGTATAAACTTTTTATGGACGGGATGGGCTTACGGAATGATTAGCGAGAATTTAACTTTAACACTTGGAATAATAGGTGGTATTACTTTAATATGGCTTAATATAGAAGGGATCATTACTCACCGAAAGAATAGAAAATGAGAGAAATCAAATCAGTAATTCTACATTGTACCGCTACCCCTGCCGATAGGGTTTTAACGGTTAAAGAGATCCGCAAATGGCACGTACAAGAAAGGGGATGGGCAGACATTGGATACCATTTTATAATCCATCAAGACGGCACAATAGAGCGTGGAAGACATATCGGCAAAGTCGGGGCGCATACTTGGGGAAATAACTACGGAAGTGTTGGTGTGGCATATTGCGGAGGGGTAGCAAAAAAAGTTAAGAAATCTTTAGATAAAGAAAAACCAAAGTCAAAGACTACGATAGTATCAAAGGACACTATGACGAAAGAACAAGAATCTTCGTTTAGGAATCTCTTTGAGATGTTGGAAGTGATGTTTGGTGAATTGAAATTAAGCGGTCATAACGACCATAACAAAGCTAAGGATTGTCCTGCGTTTAATATGCGGGATAAGTTTGGCGATTTAATAAATAGATAATGGAATTTTTTACAACTAACTGGGTAGAGTTACTACTCGCAGCGATTACATTTTTAGGTACGTATACAGCTTTAACGGAAACCACGAAGGATGATAAACTACTGGATATTGTTAGACGAATACTCAATGCTGTTATTCTTGGAAGAAATCGATGAAAACGGTCTTAGCACTTTTATCGAAGTTAGACCTGACGGAAGTATTTCGTGACAAAGGAAAGCTCAGGAAGTGGTCAGCTAAAAGAACCATCGGGGGTTTAATCGTAGCCTATGCTCTAACATCAATGGACGGGGAGATAGAATGGAAGGGGGTGGTGTTGTGTGTCGTGGGTATTGTTCCACTATGCCTATCATTTTTTGAAAGACGTTAGACCAAGACTAAAAGGGAATAAGCTAAAAGCGTTCCAACACCTCACTAAAAAGGAGAGGCGTATTCTTGTCGTTGGTGATTTGCATTGCCCGTTTGATTTAGATGGGTATTTAAAGTTCCTTTTAGACACTTATGCGAAGTGGAATTGTAACCAAATTTTGATGATTGGCGATGCCATCGATAACCATTATTCGAGCTTTCATCAGACGGATGCAGATGGTTATGGAGGGGGTAAAGAACTTGATATGGCAATTAAACGACTATCAAAATACCGCGATGCATTTGCAGAAATATGCGATAAAAAAATAGATATTTGCACGGGCAATCACGATAGAATAATAATGCGCAGGGCGTTCGATTCGGATATTCCTGCCAGGTGGATTAAATCATATAACGAAGTTCTCGGTACGGATTGGAACTGGGTAGAAAGTATCGTTTATGACGATGTGCTTTATGAACACGGGGAAGGTGGTCAGGCTAAGACTAAAGCAAAGAATAATATGATGTCAAGTGTTTGCGGTCACACTCATACAGCTTGTGGCGTTGAGTGGTTCGTGGGTAAAAAATATCGGGTGTTTGGGATGCAGGTGGGATGCGGTGTTGATGCTTCAACTTACGCTGCTGCCTATGCTAAGAACTTTAAGAAACAAGCAATAGGATGTGGGATTGTACTCGGAGGACATACAGCCATAAACGTGCTGATGCCTTTGGGTAAACCTAAGCCAAAGAAGGGGACGGTTTTATAACTTTCTTTTTAAAAGTTTCACGTTCTTTCATTACCTTTCACGTTTTTTGCAATAGAAAACCCCCTACTTCCCTATGAGAAAAAGCGAGGGGCGTTCACCAAATATAAACAACGTTGCTAAGGTACAAAAGTATCTTCCATTTTCTGAATAGCTTTGAAGATTTCGTGTGCGACTTGTGGAACTATCGCGTTTCCGTATGCTTTGATGCTTTCTTTTCGCCACTTTGAAAAGGTAATGCCGTCCAGTTCTTTGGGAATCCCATCATTTCCTCCACAAAGAGGGGGTTGAGTTGGGAAGTTTTCCCAGTCGTTTGATTCGCTAATGGTGTCGGGAGCATCCCCATCGCTGCAAAGTGGTCGAGGTACAAAGCTCTCTTTTCTCCCCCGTATTTCTTCTGACGATCCTGACATTCTTCTAACGTCCGTTCCCGTACTTGGCTCGTTACGGTAGGCAACAAACCAAATTCTATCCCTTCGGTGGGGTGCGTTTTTACCGCAAGCTGGAAGTAAATACGGTGTGACTTCGTAGCCTTCATTTTCCAAGTCAGCGCACACCTGCTCGAACTGAACTCCCCCTGACCAATTAAGTAAGCCGCGAACGTTTTCGCCCACAACGTAGCGCGGGGAAACTTCCCGAATGACTCTAAGCATCTCGCCCCATAAGTTGCGTTCGTCTTCCGTTCCTTTTCTAAGTCCTGCGTTTGAAAAAGGTTGACATGGGAATCCTCCTGAGATAATATCAATTCTTCCAGCGTAGTTTGATGCGTTAAAGGTTTTGACATCTTTGTATAGTTTTGAATTTGGAAAGTGGTGTTTAAGAATCTTTTGGCAGAATGGATCGTACTCACAATGAAAGACGTTTTCCCACCCCATCCATTCGGCTGCCAGGTCAAACCCACCTATTCCGCTAAATAGTGATCCGTGCCTAAGCATTAGATAGTTGTTTTATTAATGCCGACTTAACGCTACTAATTGAGTTGATGCGCTCAGATAAAGAAAGTATGTAGCTTTCTACTTCGTCTTTGTTAGTGGCTATGTAGTAACCTTTAGACGTAGCGATAAGCAAAGGCACAAGGTGTTGTGTGCGTATGTGATGCACAATCTTTCTTAGCCTGGTATCGGTTATCTTACACCCTCCTTCTTTTAGAGCTTTACAAATATCCTTATTAGTGATGGCTTTGCCTTTGCCTAATTTGGTAGATAAACCATGCACGACAATAGGCAACAGCGTATGTAGTTCGTAGTGGTTTAGTTCGTGGGTTTCCCTTTCGAAGTTTGTTATCATTGTTTTAAGATTTAATTAGAAAAAAAAGACACAAAGCGAGTAACCAAATTAATATAGTTATTCGTTTGTGCTTTAGTGAAGATGGATTGTACATCATTCTTCTTCGGTAATAAATTCGCAATGCTCTAAGCAGTCGGGGCATATTCCGTATTCAGTCATAAAGCAAGAAGCCCCACAACAATCGCTTACTAATTCGTCTTCCATTTTTATCTCGTTTTATGATATGTTTTTAAAGTATTGCAGGACACCCCCTTTGAGCATCCTGCAACCTTATTAGTATCTTAGATTAACTTTTAACCTTCTTCGGTAGTTGTAAATTTCTTCAATCAAAGAAAGATACTGGTCAGTATTCGCACAATCTACTAATGCAGTCGGTTGGTTTTTTAACTTCTGCAAAAACTCGGTAAACTCAAAGTTGTCATTTTTAAAGAGTTTTAGCATCGCAAAAACAAAACCGTTGCGCTTATTGCCTTCGTAATACTGCCCTATAATTTCAATCTTTTCTGCAAGACCACAAGCCTTTTTAAAATCCTTAAGGACAAATTCCCCTTTGTGAAATTCTTTTATTTGATTTGCGCCTGGACCGCATGATGTTCCTCCAAGTATAGCCATACATAATTTATGCCCCATTTGATAGCGATTCTTAAATACGTTATAGTTTACATAATGGGGATAGTTTAGGTTGCAGTATGCTTCTAAATAATCGTCAGATTTCCAAGTCTTAGAATTTTGATTTAAAACGTGGACTTCATTCAACCCGTACCCTTCGCAAATAATATAATGCATCGGTAGATTTAGTTCTTTGATTACTTCGAACCTATGTTGGCCGTCTATAATCTCATAGTTCTCGTTTACGATGATGATGGTAAAAAGATAATTTTCATTCATCGAATCTCTCAGCCTATTTATGTGCATAAGGTTTTTGTTTCGGTTTCCTTCTATGGATCTAAATAGAAAGTAGTCCGTTGTTGTGTGAACTTGGTGTTTTACCATTGGTTCTTTTGTATTATTAAACATTTGATTGTGGGTTTTATAACTCCTCCCAGAAGTTTTTGATTTATTTATCGGTATAAAAATTTAAACTGGACTTCATGTGTTTTAGATTTAGGCAACCAAGTTCCACGATAGCGTGTGAAATATGTTAGGTTTTGTTCCTTAGTTAGTCTATCGGTGTAAAATTCTTCTTTATCTATTCCACCACACGCAATAAGAAGCATACAATGGTAGCGGCAAAATTCACCAGTACTTCTTTCATTCCAGTATGTTATTTCTTCTATAACCATTTTATCTTCTCGGTTCTTTTTAAAGTGTATAAATGAGGGGCTATCACCCCACCCAACATACTTGCCATCGACCTTAGCCGTTACCATCTTGTTATACGTCCTTGCGAGGTCTTCTGCGGTACTATCTTTGAAAGTTAATGCTGTACTACTTCTATCAAAAGATAAGCCCGTATAAACGACCTCACGCCCGTTACCGTCTATTGTCTTCATTTGGTTCTTGCTTTAATTACTGAATCTTTAAACTTCGTCCATGCCTTCATAAATTCTGCTTCGAAGATTTCTTCGGGTGTCATAACTTCGGAAGCGATAAACTTCCTCCACTCGTTATAGTCTTTGATTGGTTCGGTAGGTAGTGTTGTTTTCATTTGTTGTAAGGATTATCGGCTTTGGTATCACGTGCGATGTAAAACGCATCTAACTTTGTTTCTGCTTCTCTTAAACGGTCTTGATAATACTTTACGTCTATTATCGCTTTCTCTATTAAGTTGTCTAAATTCATTTTGTTTTGGTTTTTAATTATAGCGCAATATACAAACTTCTTTTTATAACCACCAAATAAAAAGCAACTTTTTTTTATTTTTTTTTATAGTTTATTTGTATTACCTTCGCGGCACTATTAATTCCAAAACATTATATTATGGAAAACCAAACAAAAAAAGTCGCTTCTATACAAGGCGCAGGAACGTATGAAGGGCAACACGGTATCCTTTATTCTTTCGATTATAGTTTCGATGATGAAACTACTATACGTGCAAACCACAAAACAACCGCACCACCCTTTAGTGTAGGTGATGAAGTGGACGTTATTATAAGGGGGTCGCGTGATGGGTTTAGTTGGGGGCAAGTTAAACGCCCTGAAAACCTGGCCTATTCTTCTAAGCCTACAAGCGTAGATAAGTTTCAAGACCGTCAAGACATTATCTTAAACGAGTGGTCTATAGGTAGGGCGTTAGAATGGGAGATGAATAAGTCACACCCACACGAAGCGAGTATTAAAGAAGCTATTGCTTTAGCGAAGCAGTTAAAGAAATATGCTTTAGATTTAGACAATATTTCTTTTGAAAAAACTTTAGAAGAAAGTAACACTAATTCAACATTCTAATGAGGCAGTTTATTAAAAAGCATTATGGTTCACAATTAAGGATGTCTGAGAAGTTAGGCATATCAAATCAGACCATAACAAATTGGATGAAAACAAACCCACGTGGGATGCTTAAATACCTTCCCGAAATAGTGTCTTCCGCAGACACAACCGAACGCGAAGTGGTTTGGGAAGTTATGTTTCACGAAAAAGAAATTTGTCGTGATTGAGTACTTTTGTTTCTCTAAAGACGATGCAGAACAATACGGAGTGGATGGGGCAGTAATGCTTCACCACATCCGCTATTGGGTAGCTAAGAACGAAGCCAACGAAAACAACTACCACGAAGACAAGTACTGGACTTATAATAGCACAAAAGCCTTTGCCCAGTTGTTTCCGTTTTACTCAGCGAGAAAAATTGGTAGAATTCTTACCAAATTAGAAGACGATGGTGCTATAATATCGGGTAATTTTAACGGTAAAAGATATGACCGTACTAAGTGGTTTACTTTGGTAAATGCAATTACCGAATCGGGTAACATCCATTTGACAAAAACGGTAAATGGAGTTACCGAAATTGTCGAACCTATACCAAAACACAACCAAAGTACTACTCAGAATACACCCATAAAGGTAATTTTGCCATTTGAAGGATCTAAATTTTCAGAAGCGTGGCAGATGTGGAAGCAATACAAGAAGGTAGAAAAAGGTTTTATGTACAAATCTTCAATATCTGAACAAGCAGCTTTATTAAATTTACAAAAAATATCTAACCAAAATGAACAAGAAGCCATTACAATCATCCACAATGCCATCGCACAAGGGTGGTCAGGACTTTACGCAGATAAAAAAGCTAAAGCAAAAAAGGGATTTGATAACGACAAGTATCTCGCGCATCTCGACACGCTTTGAAATGACACCTGCTCAAGCGTGGGAATATGGAAGCAACGTAAGGGAGGCGTTCAAGTACGAACCTAAGATGGTTCACGTTTCTCTTATGGCTATATTAAAGGATGCGGTAGAATACTTAGATTTTAACAAGTCGTTCCGTCACGAAGGCGATTACATCGAAGCTATCGACTATCTGATAAAAGAGTTTCCAGTTATGAAGATAGAAGAATGGAGAATTATCTGCATAAATCTAAAGGCAGGTAAATACGGCAAGATGTACGAACGCTTAAAGCTACCCGAACTAATAGAGATATTTCAACAATATGAAGGTGAACGTGCTGAAATGCGTGAGAAACAAATGCGAAGGGATAAGGACGTACCACCATTACCAAATATAGATCCCGAACTTTTAAAGAAGTTATCTAAAGACTTGGCTTTACCTGAACCCGACACCGATGCAAAAGGACGTTGGGAGTTTATACCACACCCAAACACACCCGAATGATAACTTTAACGAATGAGGACAACATGAAGTTAATGGGTCGCTACCCTGACAACTACTTTGATTTAGCGATTGTTGACCCTCCTTATGGAATGATTAAAAACACTTATGGAAGTGAAAGCAAGGCTAAGGCTAAATTTAGATGTGATAAACACAACCATAGAGAATGGGATGTTGCACCAAATAAAGAATATTTTACAGAGTTAAAAAGGGTAAGCATTAATCAAATTATATGGGGAGCAAATCACTTTATTGAAAACATAGCAAATGCAAATAGTTCTTGCTGGGTTGTTTGGGATAAAGACAATACGGGAGATTTTGCTGATAGTGAATTAGCTTATGCAAGTTTTAAGACTGCTGTAAGAAATTTCAAGTGGAGATGGAACGGAATGCTGCAAGGAGATATGAAAAACAAAGAAATACGCATACACCCAACACAAAAACCAGTTAAGCTTTATGAATGGCTATTAATGAACTACGCCAAAGAAGGAGACAAGATACTTGACACACACTTAGGGAGTGGTTCAATAGCTTTAGCGTGTCATAATTTAGGCTTTGAATTAACGGGGTGTGAATTAGATAAAGAGTACTACGAAGCAGCTTGTAAGAGATTAAAAAGACACCAAGCACAACTGACAATGTTTTAGTGATTTGGTAAATTAATTTTATTGTCGTAAATAGCGGAATGGCTGCACCGTTTTTTGTTTCCGTTATAGTAATTTCTTTTTTTGACATAGGGGTAGAGTATTTTGTAAACTCACAAATACGAGTGTACCCGATTATGTCTATCGTCTTTTCTCTTTTAGGTATGTTTCTATGAAGCGAAGCACCTTAGTAAAGAAGCTCGATAAGATATTTAGTATATGGATCAGGTCTAAAGATGCAGACCATGCAGGGATGGTCGATTGTTTTACATGCGGAGTAACTAAGAATTGGAAGTACGAAATAGACGCAGGGCATTTTCAATCGCGTGGTAAGTACGAAACCCGATGGAATGAACAAAATGTAAAGCCCCAATGTAAACGGTGTAATGGGTTTAGAGGGGGTGAACAGTATAGGTTTGCAAAAAACTTAAACGCCTTATATGGTGAAGGAACTGCTGAATGGTTAGAGTTTGAAAGCAATCAATCCGCACGATTTACGAACGATGAGTTGTTAGTAAAAATAAAACACTATACTGAGTTAGTGAAATCTTTGAAATAGATTCCGCAAATACGTTCTTACCTATATGATTCAAAGGTACATACGCGATAACTACGAATCTATCCTTGAGATAGCTAAAGTAATCACGAAAGGAAGGAAGCCCGACTACGAAGATTTAGCACACGAGATTATGGTTATCTTATTAACGGGCAACCGTGAGAAGATGAACAGCTTAGTAAAAAATAAGAAGATAAAATTTTACATAGTTCGTGCAACTATAAACCAGTACCGCAGTTCTTCAAGCCGATACTTTAAAAAATACCGAAAAGAATCTACCGCAATTCGCAAACAAACATCTTCACTAACGGAACACTTAACGCACCTAAAGAATTTAGATTTAACCTATAGTAAGAACCACAACGAAGAAGTGTTACAGTTTATAGACGAGAAGTTAAACGATGTGGAGTGGTTCGAAAAGAATTGCTTTGCAATTTACTACGGGGATGAATTAACTTTGGATTCTATGAGTGAACTAACTGGGATAAGTCGCAACACTTTATACCGTGCGATCCGTGACACAAGAAACTACATACAAGATGAAATCGAAAGCTCAAGGTTTAGGCGATAAAGTTGCAGCCGTAACAAAGGCAACGGGGATCGAGAAGATAGTAAAGACTTTCTTCGGGGAAGATTGCGGATGCGATGAAAGGCGCGAACGCTTAAATAAGATGTTTAGCCGACCCGTAAAAATGATGGACGAAGAACAACGGAAATTCTTTGAAGACGAAATAATGACACGCTACAAAAGCGGTCAAAACTTAACCAAGCATATCGGGGATGAGTTCTACAAACTCTATGAAGAATTATTGAACAAGAAGAAAAAAAGAACTACATGCACATCTTGTAATAAAAATATGTACATTGAACTTTTAAAAATCTATGAATCAAGTTGCGATGAATAATGTATATGAATGGATGTTGGAAAGGGAAACCCCTGCCATCAAAATCAAATCCCCAAAGGTTAAAGCCTTAATCTTTTGCCAAGAATCGGTTGAGAAAATCGGATGCACGTGGGAAGAAATAAAATCTAAAGACCGTAAAAGGAGGTTATCCGATGCGCGAAAGTGTGTTACGAAATATTTAGTTGCTCACGGGTGGACTACGGAAGCAGCAGGGGAACAAATGAATAGACACTATTCTACGGTGGTGTATCAGAAACAAAAGTGTAAAACGCTACTCGAATACGATGCAGACTTTCGTCATACGTGGCAAGAATTTACAAGGGTATGAGTAATAGAAAAGATATGCGCGAAGCAAAGAAGCATTTAACCAATGCGCAAGACTACCTAATTTTCACGGTAGTAAAAGATAAGATATTTGTGGACTACCAAAACAATTCGTCTTTGAATATCATAGGAGATTTAGCAGTAGCGAATAAAGACTTCGCCAACTACCTCGAAGAAGTTTTACGTGCCATTAAAAACCAAGAAGATGAAGACGCAAAAGGTTCAGATTGAAACCATAAAGTTAGATCCAAGCAACCCACGTTCTATAACGAAGGAAGCCTTTGAAAGACTAAAGAAAAGCATAACGGACTTTCCCGAAATGCAATCGGTTAAACCTTTGGTGGTAGCTGATGGATATGCCCTTGCAGGTAATATGCGGTTACTGGCTTATAAAGATTTGGGATACCGTGAGCTTCATGTTTTAGATGTGTCAGAATGGTCACAAGCGAAGCGCGATGAGTTTATGATTAAAGATAACACGCACTACGGAACTTGGGATTACGATGCCTTAGCAAACGAATGGGAAACGTTACCTCTTACCGATTGGGGTTTGGATGTATGGGAACCCGAAATAGAAGAATTAAAAGAAGAAGCACCCCCCACTTTTTTAAGGGGAATTAATATCGACTTTATTATGGAAGATTATGATGTTGCTAAAGAGCTTTTAGAATCCTTAAAGAAATCAGATACTTACATAGGCGCAATAGTATTAGAGGCACTAAGAAAGCAGTTTAAATAACTTTACAAAACTTGACAAAATGAAAGTATCGGATGCAGAGTTTTGGAGTGAACTAAGAAAGAATAAAGCACTTTATTCAAGGACGGCAAGGGCGTTAGAATTAAAGTACAATATTACGTACACAAGACAAGCGGTAAAGCATAGGGCAGAAAAAGACTTAGACCAATTAAACGACATAGTAGAAGAAAACTTAGACGTAGCCGAAGAAGTACATCATAATCTAATGATGAGCCAGGACGAAAAGATTCAGATTAAGGCTTCGCAGTTCTATTTGAAGAATAAAGGAAAAGGGAGGGGCTATGTAGAGAAACAACAAATAGAGATAAACGAACCGAAGCCGTTTAAGTGGTTCGATGACGAGTGAAGCAACCTACGACATACTACCAAGCTAAAAAGTCTAAGGCTAAAATACAAGTCCATCAAGGGGGTTCGCGTAGCGGAAAGACCTTCTCACTTTGTCAGGTGATAATTCAGCTTTGTTTTAGGAATAGGGGTGCAGGTATTGTCATTACAATAGTACGTAAAACCTTCCCTGCTTTACGTTCATCGGTTATGCGTGACTTTATGCAGATACTTACCGAAGGGGGGAACTACTATGAAGAACACCACAATAAAAGCAATGCTACCTATAACCTATTTGGAAACCTTATCGAATTCATTTCTTGCGACCAGCCTTCCAAATTGAGAGGCCGTAAAAGAAATCTTTTGTACGTAAACGAGTGTAACGAAATCAGCCTGGAGGATTGGAGGCAATTACTACTTAGAACAACGGGAAGGATATTTATAGACTACAATCCATCGGACGAGCATCATTGGATCTATGACCATATCTTAGAACGCGAAGACGTAGACTTCTTTCAAACCACATACTTAGATAACCCTTTTTTAGAACAATCCGTTATAGACGAGATAGAACGCTTTAAAGAAACGGATGAGAACTTTTGGCGCATATACGGTCTTGGTGAACGAGGGGTAAACGTGTCAGCTATATTCCCACAATGGCAAGTCGCTGATGCTATCCCTGAACGTGCCAAGCTCGTAGCATACGGATGCGACTGGGGGTTTACCAACGATCCTACCGCTATCGTTTCGGTATGGCGTGAGGACTATTCTTTATACATTCAAGAACACCTTTACAAGACGGGATTAACGAACCGAGATATTAGTTTAGAGTTAGACAAATTATACTTAGAAAGAACGCCCATCATTTGCGATAGTGCCGAACCTAAAAGTATTGAAGAACTGCACCGCTTAGGGCATAACGTTAAACCGTCCAAGAAAGGACCTGATTCAATTCGGTTAGGTATTGACATAATGAAACGTCACAAGATATTTGTATTGAAGGATTCCTTAAACGCACAAAAGGAGTTCCGCAATTACCGATGGGAGGTAGACCGAAATGGGGTGCAGTTAAATAAACCAATAGACCACAACAACCATATTATCGATGCAGTCAGGTATGTATGTATCAACCGCATCGGAACTTCTTACTCAGGCAAATACTTTATCGCATAACCAGTGTTTACTGACAACCCCGTAAAACCCGTAAATACCACCTTAAAAACCGCAAAATGAAAATAACCGTACCCGATTCACTTGCCGACATAACCGTTAAGCAATACAAACTTTTAGCCGAACTTAACTTGGATGAGAAATCTACCGAGTGGATAGTAGAGGCGATTTGTATAATGTGCAACCTATCCAAAGAAGAAACCAACCAACTGACTATTCCTGAAATGGAAAAGATAAGCAGCATCATAAGCCGCATAAATGACGCAGACGGGCAAGACGAAAAGTTAGTATCGAAATTAGATTACAAAGGGAAGCGGTATGGCTTTCACCCGAACCTTTCTAAGCTCACGGTAGGAGAGTTTGCAGATTTAGAAACGTATTGCTCACAAGGTTTATTTGAGAACTTAGGTTACATAATAAGCATCCTTTACCGACCTATTAAAACCGAAGCAGGGGATTTCTACACGATAGAAGACTACAAAGGTGACGGCAACCCCACCTACTGGGATGATTTAAAGATGGATGTAGTAATGGGTGCAATCAATTTTTTTTTGTCTATAGGCGTGATATTAACGAAAGATTTAGCCAACTCTTTAGTGGAGGAGGAGAAGGTAATTTGATTGCTGAGAAGTGGGGGTGGTATTCTACGATCCATTTTCTTGCAGGGGGTGACCCGTTGAAAATAGAGGCGGCAACTGAAATTGAAATAGAATCGGCTTTTACGTTTTTATCTTATGAACAAGATAACAGTCGTAAAGACAAAGCACCTGACGTAAGCCAATACCGATGAAATCATACAAACAGATAGTAGAACTTTTAGAAAACATAGAAGAGAAGCACTTAATCCTTCAATCGTTTCATGCAGGACCTTTAGACCAGGTTGATATTGCAAAACTCGGACAACCCGATTATCCACTTTTGTACTGCGAGATAATGGGGGTAACGATAGATAACGGAACGCTTACATACGACCTTGAATTGTTGGTGGCGGATATGATCCTACCCGACCTAAAGAATAGAACGCAAGTGTATTCAGATACCCTTCAACTACTTCACGATGTCTTAGACCAGTTTATTCAATCTTTAGCGAATAGCAACACAACGGTAGATAACGACTACAAGTTTGACTTACCTGCTTCGTGTACACCTTTTACGGCACGATTCGATAACGAGCTTACGGGATGGAGTGGTTCTTTTTCTATTGAGGTGTCTAATTCTAACGACTTATGCATAGCACCATATGTCTAAACCTACGATAGAAATAGGGGGTAAGACATACCCAATGACTAATCTAAACAAGACACTTGAAAAGATAGGTAAGATGTGGCGCAAGAACGCGCGTATCTCTTTACGTATGCAAGGCAAAGTAAACACGGGTGCTTTGTATGAATCTATCCCCGTTATTGTAGGGGAAGATGCAAATGAATATTATGTAAACATAACCCCTCAAGTTGATTACTGGGAGTTTGTAGATAAGGGAGTACAAGGGGCAAGTAGAAATATCTTTGCAAGGCAGTCTGAATCGCCTTTTAAATTTGGTGCAAATAAAACGCGAGGCTTACGAGGTGGGATTGATAAGTGGGTTATCCAAAAGGGCATACAAGGAACACGCGATGCACAAGGTAGATTTACCCCACGTAAGTCCTTAGTGTACGCTATTTCGAACGCAATATGGCATAGAGGGTTAAAGCCTTCTTTCTTTATTTCGGATACCTTAAAACGGCTTAAACCGAAAGCGATGCAATGGTTAGGGTTAGCGTTAGGTCAAGACATAGCCAACGCGATTAAAGAAAGTTTAACACTCAATAAAAATATAGAAGCGAAATGAGTATGACAAAAGAATATGGACCAAGTACGGGTTATGTACATGGTGCATTTGAACCGATAACTTTTGTAGTAACATCTACGGAACAAGCAGGGGGAACTTTTTTTAAGTTTAAATACATAGCGGATATTTACGTAGAGAATACATCCTCACCCTATGCCTATACTTTACAAGCACGTATTAAAATCGAACCAAATGGAGCGGGGGCGGGAGTGTTTAGAGTAGATAAAATCATAGCGGATTACGTTGCTATAACTACGGGTGATTCTTCTACTTCGGCAGCAGGGTTTGTGAACGATACGATCCATACTGTAGGTTCTAACTCAACGACTAAAATTTGGGTAAATAATGACGGTACAAACTACCGAAAAATTAAAGTAAACTTCGGGCAAGAATATTCCACTACTGCCACTACCGCACCAACTGAATATCTTGATGTTATCACTAATGAGTATGTTAGTTGTGTTATGAGTGCAGGGATGCAAATGATTCCTACTTGGGATGAAGGTGGTAACTATACTTCTACGGGTAGCGATTACCTATCGGACTTTTGCCCTACCGCTTCCACTAAAAAAGCTTTAAGCGATAGACCAATATCTACCGAATACACATCTACTTCAGCATCTGATGTTAGTGTAATAAATCAAGACGTAACGAATTTTGAGTGGCGCACTTTAGGGGTTCTTATGGACGACACTTCCCCAGTAGCTTCGGATGCGGTTAATTGCTTTGTATCGTTATTTGATTCAAGCGATTCAGTCCTCGATGCTAATTGGTTTATTGCAGGAACAAGCGGGGGAACTGCTCCTGCTGATTCAGACCAAGACTTTGAAAGGTTGCAATACGTAGGAATAGGACCAAGAAACTTAACCGCTCAAACAATAGATGCAGGATTTGCCACACACTTTAACGCGGGAACCGTAGCATACTACGAAGTGTTTTTTATGGATAGTAGTGTTCTACCTGCAAATGCAACGACTGCTAATATGGCTTCGCTATGCTATCGCTTTACGGTTAAACCCGCTTCATGTATTTATAGAAACCTTAACGGATCAAACAAATACAACTATGTAACTTTAGCATGGCAGAACTCTTTGGGTGCTTGGGATTACCAGGCGTTCGCTTTAAAGCATCAGAGAAGCACAAGCAATATAGAACGCAAGACCTTTGACCAAGTAGCAGGGAATTGGGAAACAGCAAATACAAGCGTTCAATTTGCTTATCGTGGTGATGAAGGTGGGGTAACTACAACTCAGATAGAAGCACGGCAAACGATGGTAGCTAATACGGATTTGTTTAACGAAGACGAAGTTGCTTTTTTAGAGAACCTTTGGCTATCCCCAAAAGTGCAACTGCTTAACTATGACGGGTCAGCTATCCCGATAACTTTAACGGATAAAAATTGGATACGTAAAAATAACCTGAACGAAGGGGGAGCGTTTACATACCAAGTATCTTTTGAATATGGTAAACAAAGACCAACGGTACGATGATAGAACTATTTGCCTACGACCAAAGAAACAATAAACAATACCTTTTAGATATTGAAAACGCGGGGTCGGTTTCTTTAAATTACGAAGTAGGAAAAGCGGGTGATTTAGTTGGAAGGAATAGCCCTTATTCACAATCTTTCAATCTTCCTTTTTCTTCTTCTAACAATAAGTTCTTTCGTCAGTTTTACAATATCAATGTCCAAACGGATGTAGCTTTAGGTGCATCTTCCCAATCGGGATTTGATGCTGACATCAAAACAAACTGCGGTATTCACGTTGACGGCGTTCCTGTTATTAGCGGGACACTTCAGCTTATTAGTTGCTCCTTAGAACAACAGATTTATCAGATAGCCGTCTTAGGGAATGAGGCGAGTTTATTTCGTGCGATACAAGAGAAGAAACTAATAGACGCTTTTAATGATGGAGGTGTATTAGATACGTCTTATAACGTAAATGTCAGTGATGCTAACGTTATCGACTCTTGGACATTATCGAATGACGTAACACAAGGGGGCGTGGGTAATGGTATCATAATCTTTCCTATTATAGACTATGGAAATGTCGGTGATTACAACTTCATTTGGTTAGAAAATAACGGGTTTTTAAATCAAGGGTTAGCTGAAAGTAACTTTCTACAACCCCAAGACTTAAAACCCGCTATCCAATTGAAGGCGTTATTTGAGAAGATAATAAACGTAGCAGGGTTTACGCTAACTTCTAACGCCTTCCTAACAAGTGATGCTTTTACAAAAGCTTATATGACGTTAGGAACGGATCGGGAAAGTATGGCTACAACAACCTTACACCAAAGCCAAGTAGCCAACACCGCATCTACAAACATCCAAACGTGGGGAGGTTTAGGGGTAGGCTTAAATACATGGCAATCTATTCTATTTCCTACTCAATCGGGTGCGGGGGCTTCAAGCAACCCGCCTTCTTTATATGATGTCAACGATGATTGGAATGTCACGGGAACTTTTGTCTTTCCATATACGGGCGTTTATAACGGTGTATTTACCGCGACCTTTGATACTGGTCCTGCTTCCCTAACCAATGGAGCAACGGTTAAATTAGCTGTAGAAGGTTCTTTAGGGTCTGCTTCAACCTTTCTTTCCCCTAATATTGATTTAGCGGGAAACAATGGAGGGTCTGCGATTATCTCTACCCACACTTTACTCTTTAACGTTACAGGTGTCGCGGGAGAAACGCTTGACGTTAAGGCTTTAGCCTACACAACAACTGGGTATAGCGTTAATCTGTTAGCCGTTGGAACATATTGCACAATAGTTGGTGCGTCTTCTTTAGCGGGAGTATGTGATACCCCTGCAAATATGCCCGACATATCGCAAAAGGATTTCTTAACGGATATTATTGAAAGGTTTAATTTAGCAATTGTAGCTGATGAAACCAATAACAAGAATCTTACGGTTATGCCGTGGAGCGATTACATAAGTTTAGGAGAAAGAAAAGATTGGACACAAAAATTAGACCTTTCACAAGAACGCATTATTTCCCCAACTACGAAATTTAAAAAGCAGTTTATCAGGTTTTCGGATTTAGAGGATGATGATAATAGAAATCTATCGAACCAAAACACTTACGGTTCTGTATTCGGTAATTTCGAGCAAAAAATTAACGGGGATTTCATTACGGGAAACTTAGAAAACAATCCTATCTTTTCACCCTTCCATGTTAACCCAGTACCAAGACAGGATAATTTCGGCGCAACTTCTGATGCACCCAATTTAGTTATCCATCAAAGCTATTCTTACGGAACGGAAGGACCTTTGGCAAGTTGTAAACCAAAACTTTTCTATCATAACGGATTAGAAGCATTATCCCCTGACGATAGAATTTACATCGGTGCAACGATTACATATAGTTACCCCCTTTGTTTACCTTACTATAATGCAGGGGCGCAAATGGCAGAAGATTCCCCGATGTTATCGTGGCAGTTTCAAACTCCCAATTCATGGGGTGGGGTAATATATGGAACTACTCCAAGTTCTGAGGGGTATTTTAAACGGTACTGGCAGCAGTTCCTTGCTTCATACTATGATACCGATGCACGGGTGCTTGATTGTTCCTTATACCTTACCGCATCCGATATTCACAACTTCCAATTTAACGACGAAGTAGTAATAGAAGATACCGCATATAGGGTTCTAAAAATTCAAAACTACCAACCTAATACAAATGTGCCAACTAAGGTTCAACTACTAAAGAAAGTGTTTTCTATTGGAGCTTTGCAGATAGTAGATAATTTTTCTGATTGTGTAGCTTCTCCTGTCGCGTTATTATCAAGTGGGATAGTACAGTTTCAAAATGACCAAACGGGGGCAGTAGTACAAAGCGAAGTATGTTGTAACGACTACAATTACTTTTGGGATGGAACGGAATGCTTTTGGAACTACGGTGGAGGTGGAGGCGGCGGTGGTGATCCTACTACTGGACTTGGCGGCTGGAATCCACACGGCATTCCAAATGATGACACAATAGGAGGTGTAAGTGACTTGAAAGGAGTGGGCGGTTTTCATACCCGCAAACGTGGGGGAGTCGGAAATATTAACCCCGTCTTAGGGGAGCATTCTACACGTGGGCAAAATGTAGCAAGTATAGCGAACTCGGTAAATAAAACCTTTGTTTACTATGCTCAAACAAATCACACCACGGTAAAGACTGCTACTCCAAATGGAATAGCGGGGGAAGCGTCAGCCTTACAAATCCCTTTAGACACGATGGCTCGATTTATCGTTAGGGCGTTGACCGTTCAAACCCATGTCCTAAGTGGTGGAAGTGGGTCTTATGGTTCTTCGGCTTTTGATGTTTGGATTTTCTTAGTCAAAAATGTAGGAGGAACAATTAGCGTAGTAGGTAGTTCTGAAGTAATACAATTCAGGCAAAGAGATACAGATTCAGGAACGCGAACTTTGAGCATGGTAGGTTCAGCAGGTAAGACAGGATTTGCGGGAAATAGAGGTGTAGACATACAATGTACAGGACCTGCTAAAAGTGTTATCGCATGGCACTTAGACTGCGAAGTTACGTATGTAGATTTTAGTTACACAAAAACGGTTACGGTATAAAATGAAACAATACATAGACAATGTAGGAAAGTCGATGCCCTACACTTTAAAACTTGCCCAACAAAGGGAGGTAATAGAAGATAACTACTCTTTAATCCTTTACGGGTATTATCAGTACACGGGATTGCGTGGTTTTTTTAAGAAGGTTAGACAAGGAATAAAAGCAAGGAACAATGGCTGAGAAAATAGAAGTAGGAGTAACGATAAAAGGAACGGAGAAGGTTTCTTCTGACCTGACAAAAATAGATGACAAAACCCAAGACATAAGCGGAAACGTTAATATGGCTTCGGGTGCATTAGATAAGATGACGGGTGGGGCGTTAACTGCCTTTACGGGAATATCGAATGGGGTAAAGTCTGCTATAGTAGGTATGAAGACCTTTAGGGGTGTAATGATTTCTACGGGTATTGGCGCTTTGGTTGTAGCGGTGGGTTCTTTGGTTGCTTACTTTACCCAAACCCAAAAGGGTGCAGAGAAGTTAGAGATTGCTATGGCAGGAGTGAAGATAGTCTTTGCCAAATTAACGGATGTAGCATCTGATTTAGGTGAAAAGATTCTATGGGTATTTACCGAACCCGAACAAGCTATAAAGGATCTATGGGGTACGATTAAAACATACTTCGTAGATAAGTTTAACGAGGTGATAAAGTCGGTGGGGTTATTGGGTTCTGCTTTTGTTAAGTTATTTGAAGGTGACTTTTCAGGTGCATTAACAGATGCCACGCAAGGGGCAAAGGGTTTATTTATGGAACTTACACCATTGGGGGTTGCCATTGAAACGGTAGGTGCTATTGTTGAAAATGTAGTTCCAGTACTCGGTGAATTTATTGATGGGGTGAATGAGGCAGTTGATTCAGCTACCAAACTCGCAGACCGTTCTATTAAATTAAGAGAGGCACAAAGGTCTTTGCAAATACAATTTGCCGAAGGTAGAGCAAAGATTAAAGAATATAATTTAATAGCAGAAGACACAAATGAAACACTTGAAAGAAGGTTAGAATTTGCACAAAAAGCAATAGACGAAGAAAGGCGTTTAATGGCAGAACGTCAAAGGTTAGCTACTGAGGAAAGAGATATTGCAAAGGCTAATTTAGCACTAAGCAAGAATTTAGAAGAAGATACGCAAAAGCTCGTAGACTTAGAAGTTGCTTTAATAAACATTAGAACAGAATCGGCTGAGATGCAAACGACTTTGAATAACAAGTTAAACATCATACGCCAACAAACCGCAGCAGAAAAAGCCGCAGAGATGAAAACCTTCTTGGATGGGTTGAATGAAATGGCTAAAGCGGAAGAAGTAGCTAAATTACAACGTCTAAAAGATTTAAAGATAATTAAAGATGCAGAAGAAGCTACTGCAAAAGCGGTACGTGCTGCAAGACTTGGGGTAGTAGCGGCAGGATTTGACGCTCTAAAATCTATGGCAAAAACCGAAGAAGGACAAAAGAGGTTGGCCATATCACAAATCTTAGTAAACCAAGCTATCGCAATGTCGGAGGCTATAAGAGGCGCACAAATAGCAGCAGCCGCAACTGGTCCTGCTGCCCCAGTTATGTCACCTTTATTAACTGCACAAATGTTAGCTATCGTCTTAGGTGGGTTTGCTTCAATAAAAGGGGTAATGAACCAAGCAGGTGCATCATCGGGTGCAGTAGGTACATCATCGGCAGGGGGTAGTAGTATGGGGATGCAATTAGGACTAACACCTAACATAGAAGGCGTAACCCAAGTTCAAGAAGCTATGCCGCCCGTTAAAGCCTTTGTAGTGCAAAGTCAGTTAGCCGACGAAAGTGCTTTAGCAGCTCAATTAAAAGCGATGGCATCTCTATAAATAAACGCAAATAGAATTTACATTTTTACCATTATGAGAAAACAAGTAGAGTTGTTAATTGACGAAGACGAGCTTACTGGAATCGAAGCCGTAAGCCTTGTAAGGTTTCCTGCTATTGAACAAAATTGGGTGTACCTAAGTGCAACCCAAGACAAGAAGATGCAGTTTGCTACCGATGATGAGAAGCGAATGCTGATTGGTCCTGCATTGATCCCTGACAAATTGATTATGCGGTTAGACGAAGACGATGAAGAATACGATGTGTTCTTTTCAAAGGAAACGGTACGCCATGCGATGGAGTTATTTATGCAAGAAGCACGAACCAACGAATCGACTTTAGAACACGAATCTAAAATAGATGGGGTAACGGTAGTGGAATCTTGGTTGATTGAAGACAAGAAGAAAGATAAGGCTGCTTTATATGGTTTTGAACTCCCTATCGGTACATGGATGCTATCCGTAAAAGTAAACAACGCAGATATTTGGGAAAAGGTAAAAGCAAAGGACGTTCGGGGTTTCTCGGTGGAAGGATATTTTACGGATAGGTTAGTTGAGATGATGAAGGGAAAGCTATGTAAAAATTGCCCCGAAGACAAAGAGATTTTAGAGAAGTTAAAAGCAATAATCTTAGACGAGTTACAACCCAGTTCATTTTTAAACGATAAACCCCTTTTTGATAGCAAAAGAACGGCTGAACTATGGGGGCAGATGTTTCACGATGTATCGGGATATGAAGAAGTAAAACTCAACGGGGTTATGCTATACACCGCAAACTATAAATTAGAGAAGGTATAAAATAAACGTAATTCAAATAACTGTTTTTATCCTTGTAAAGCTATACACAAATGAACACTATTCAAAAAATCCGTGAGATTATGGGATTACCAAAAACAAATCTCTACGCCGAAGTCAAAATTGACGATGGGCGTGTACTTGTAACTGAAGCCGATGCCTTTGAGCCTGGCGTAGATGTTCGTGTAATTGACGATAGCGGTAGTACCGTTGAACTCGATGCAGGAACTTACACTTTAGAAGATGGCCGTAAGGTTATCGTAAACGGGGATTCTCGTATGGAATCTTTCGAGGTAGAAGAAGAAGAAGAAATTGAAGTGGAGGTAGAATTGGAAACGATCCCCGAAGCAGAAGAAGAAGGATACCGCGATGGAATAGACGATGAAAAGGAAGACGTTCGTGAAGATATGGATTACGATAAAGTACGTGATGTATTAGCAGAGCGTTTCCCTGACCTTGATGAATCGGTAAGGGATGCTATCGCACAAGTTGTTTCTGATATTTACGCACCCGAAGTAGAGGTGGAATTGGAAGCAGAAGTGGAAGTAAAAGAAGACTTAAGCGAACTTTTAGAAGAAGCCTTCGCATCAATAAGCAAAAGACTTGAAGCATTAGAAAACGTACCTGCGGAATCAGGCGTTAATGTTTCACCAACTAACCTTTCGGCAAAGCACACGCAGAAAGACTTAACTAAATTATCAGGAGTAGACCGTGCGCTACACATTATTCAAAATTCTCATCGATGAATTTATCATTAAACAAGAAGTATAACTTCGATATTGACCCTTCTGTCAATACTTATGCAGGGGAGTTAGCCCTTCCTTATGTAACTGCTGCACTTCTCGGTGCAGAAACAATCGCTAAGGGGCGTTGCCGCTTTTTAGAAGGTATCGTAGGTAAGACCGTAATTTCAGGACTTGCAACAACGGACACAATTCAAGCAGCTAATTGCGACTTCGCAGACGGTTCTAACGTAGCACTAACTGAGCAGGTTTTAGACCCATCAGACTTAGCGGTTATGGAAGAAATTTGTAGAGGTACTATGTACCCTACTTGGATTGCTGCTAATGGAAGAATGGAGCGTAACGGACAACTACCCGTAGCGTGGTCAGACTTCCTTCTTGGGGCGGTTGCTGAAAGAACTGGTTCAAACTTAGAATCTATAATTTGGTCAGGTGCTGCTCCTTTTGGAACGGGTTTCCTTTCTAACAATGGAACTATAAACGAAGCAGGAATTGACGCTTCTGCTTGTGCAGACTTCGTTGAGGCTGACACTGGTGCTGCGTGGGATGCTACAAATATTCTTGCTAAGTTAGGTATTGTCTTTGATGCTGCTGCAGGAATACCAGGTATTCTTCAGAAGCCAGGATGTGGATTCTACGTTTCATACGAAGCGTATGCGTTCTTCTTACAAGCATTAGCTGCTCAGAATACAGGACCAGGTTACAACCAGTCTTTAGAAGGTGCTAACTACTTAGGCTACCCAGTTTACCCAACAGCAGGTATCCCGAATACGGTTGATGTTTGTGTATTTACTTATCCTGACAACTTGGTTGTAGGTGCTAACAGCTACACGGCTGACATTTCTGCACAATTGATTCCTACTTATATGTATGATGGTTCGGACAACGTTCGCGCTTCTATGCGTTTCGCTGTTGGAGTTCAAACTGCTGTAGCAGGTGACGGTGTTGTAGGATTTAACTTTACTTAATACTTAAATAAAAATGGCTTGTAATATAACTGCCGCACGGGGTATAGATTGCCGTGACGCTATTGGTGGCTTAAAAGCTATTTATTTTTGTAGCTCTTATTGTTCTGATATTCTTGCAGAAGCAACCGTAACCGCATCTTCATATACTATAACTGACGCAGGTTTTGCGAATTGGGATATTGTAGATACAACGGTAACCGTTTTTAAGTATGACCTTGTAACTGACCTATCAACTTTTAAATCTGCGGTAGAAGCAGATAAAGCAACGGGATCAGTTATGTGGAATCAGACTTTAGATGTAGTACTTCAAAAAGTTGTAGCCGCTGATTTATACCAACTCGGACTAATTTCTAAGAACCGTGCGCAAATCTTTGTGCAAGATTCAAACGACAATGTGTACTTGATGGGTATAACTGACGGGTGTTATTTAACGGGTGGTGATTCTATCGCTACGGGTACAAATCGTTCTGATATGAATGGTTTAACGTTAAGCTTCACAGCTAAAGAACAAGCACCGTTATACATCCTTCCTGCTTCGGCAGGGGTTGCTACTGCTAAGTATCCTTTTGATGGATTAGCAGACGAAGCAGACTTAACTATTACGGCAGCCTAAAAGCTAACGTAACGAAACGAAACTGGGAGGGTGGCAAAAGCCGTCCTCCCTTTTTTATTATAAACGGATTTACACTTTCTATTCTTACCATTGATGCTACAAATAATATCCAACTCCAACGAAACTAAGACTGGTCCTGAATTGGTGCAGAATGGTGACTTCTCGCAGTTGGGTACTGACTTAGTAGAGAATGGTGAATTTGATGAATTAGGTACGGATGTAATAACTAACGGAGGTTTTACTGGTGTAACTGAATTAGTTGCGGATGGGGACTTTTCTTTAACTGGCACACAAGCTGAAAGTACCACGGGAACTTATTGGACTACTGGAAGTAAGTGGGTAATTAATAGTAATTCTGCCTATACGGATGCAACTGCATACAGCAATTTATCTACTTATTCAGTTTTTGAATCAGGAAAGACTTATACTATAACCGTTGAAGTTAGTGGTGGTAATTGTAGAGTGTATTTTGGGACTTCCGCAACTACTCTTCATCTTTTAACGGATGGGTTAAATACAATAACGGCAGTTGCTGAAGGCACTACATTAACATTCAGAGCATACACAACTCCCACAACAATTTCTAACGTATCTGTCAAAGAAGAAGGTGAAGATTGGACACAAGGCATAGGATGGACGATTGGAGACAGCAAAGCAACAAGCACCCAAGCGTTAGGAAGTGAGGAAGTAACGAACGGAGATTTTAGTGCGGAGGGTATCAACCTTGTAGACAATCCAAATTTTACGGATACTGGTGCGGAGATTATTACAAACGGAGATTTCGCAACTGGTGATATGACTGGGTGGAATGCGGGAAGTTCTGGTGATGGTGTAACTCCTACAGCGGTAAGCGATGGCTCA